TGGAGTTATAGAATATCCATAAGTTACGCCTAGACAATAGTTAATATTAAAGTTAGCTATAGTATAATATACAGTACTTATAGCTACTGCAGCTGTTGACCTTACTAAGTCAGCTTTTAGATTAATTCGTCCTATACCTTGTGAGAATACTATAGCATTGGTAGATGTGCTAGTTATCGATGTTGCTGTTATGTCATAGTTATCTGCATTGAAATATACGCCCGGGAATGTGAATACAGTGCCTCCGGATGATATTGCATGTCTAAATTTTATTGTTGCAGTTTTAGAATTTAATGATAAACTAAAACATTTATCGATGGTACTAGATATATCTAAAGCTTCAAATGAAAAATCGAATAAGTTTGTTACGCTAGTTAATATAGGTCCAACTGTTGTAGTTTTATTAAAAGTACCATAACCAAAAACATTAAATCCAGAAGTAAATCCCGTTATATTAAACATGGAGCCAGACGTTGTTTTATTAATAACAGCTCCAGGCTCAAAATAATAATTAATACCATCCTTAGCTATTCCAGCACTTGACGTCGTTGTTAAATTATATGTTCCTTGGAAAACATGGATTACGTCGCCGGCTGCAGAAGCGGATACCGCGGATTCGAGTGTTAAGTACGATTTAGATATATCTCCTATCTGAGCTGTTGAATTATTACCAGTAGTTGATACAAATAATATTCGACCTAAATTAGGACCAATTGTTGGTGCATAAGATGCACTTAATGCACTTGTTGCATAAGACGAACTAACAGCTTGTAATACATATGATGCACTTTGAGCTAATTGAACATAACTTGCAGTATCAGCAAACGATGATGAACCAATTAAATTTCCTGTGAAGCTTCCAGTAAATGATCCGGTAGTATATGATGCAGTAAATGCGTTGAATGATGCGGTAGTAACAAATGAACCTGTATTGGTGCTAGTTCCGCCGCCATTAAGTGCAAATGATGCGGTTAACGCATAACTAGAAGAAATATTATATAATGAACCGGTTTGTAATTGTCCTGGACGAAATTGTCTTCCCATTATTGCCATCTCCCATTTACTACTACTACGTCTATAGTTTCAATGTTATATCCTAACGTTGCTGTATCAAATACGATTGTTTGTGACGAACTTAAAGATGGCGTCCAAGTATATGCAATTTTGTCTATGTATTGTCCGTTAATGTACACGTTAAATTCATTTTTAGTTGCAGCCGTTTCTGTTACTGGATTATATGCAGCTGCGCCATTAATAATTACCGTAGTCGCAGATAAATAGGTTGCAATTTTGTCTGACAAATTTGTTAAATATGACATTGTTGTTGCATTTATAGTAGCCCCGCCAGATGTTTGTATTGTAGCACCACTAAATATTTGTTGCGATACTTGAAGCAATGCAATTGGAACTGTCGTAGTGCTAAATATGTCTCCATCTAAATCAATAACAGTATCAAATGAAACTTTTTTAATTGAATACATTTTTTTCAAAGTAGATATTCGTGCTTCTTGTTCAGACAATAACGTAGCTTGTACTGTTAATGGAATTGTAGCACGTACCAAACGATCTTCGCCAACGGTATTTACGGTTTCAAACGAAACTGAACCTAATGCCGTTTCAAAACGATTTCCTTCATTTCCCCATAAAAATCTACCATATGGTAAAATTTGATCAACTAGTTCATTCATTTGTGTAGTGAAATCGCACCACAACATCAAATCATATTCTACAGTAACGTATTTTGGAATATCAACTACATATATAGTTTCTGATTGTTGTGGCAGATTAGTTGGAATTGGAAACAATTCATCTTCATAACGATTTCTTGCATTGTATTTAGATTTTGAAATTAGTCTATTTCCTAACTGCGAATATCCAGATTCGCGATTAACATCCAATGTTTTATAATTATCTCGTTCTGCAGTACTGTTACGTTTTAACATGATTAATGGAGATTGTAACATTCCTTTTTCATCTCGTATGTACCCTAAACGTCGTACGTTGTCCCATTTTTCTCCGTTAGCAAATATTACAGGTACTGCAATTTTTTCTTGATTTGCAAAGAGTTGTGGTTGTATTTCGTTGTCAATGTACCATTTAATTGCAAAATCTACGTCATATAAAGTGCGTTTCGCACTACGTATTACATCATCATCCCGGCGAGTTTGATATGCACGATTCAACAATAGATCGTCACTCAAACCTTCCGTGCTTTTTGGATTTGGTTTATTGGTTTTGCGATCTATGTTTTCTCTGTTGAATTTTGGCATAATTATCCTTTGTATGCAAAGTTATTGTTTCCACCTCTTCTTAAATTTTTAATTCCTAATGGAGTTTGTCTTGTAGCGTGTGCGTCGCATAGTATAGACACGCTATAACCATGTTGTGCACCATTTGGCCAAGTATCTGGATTTTTTCCTACGAAATATTGATTTGCATCTACGTTATCTAGTTCGTAATATTCATTATCCCACAATACGATATCACCAACTTCCGGATAAAATCCTGCTTTTTCTAGAATGTCTCGGGAAATTCCAAACTGCGCAGTTCGTGTATATGTATGTCCATAATCATCCATATTTGCAGTTTTAGATTCTTTGGTTATTAAACAAGGAATTAAAATAGAATCATAATAAGATTTAGATTCAGACTCGCCGTAAATATTTGAATTGCTAGATTCTACTACCAATTTAAAAAATTCAATTTCTGTATCAACAATTGCATTTAAAAGTTCCGAATTAATAGAAGCTAGAAATTTAGCATCTCGCATTCCACCAAATAGTGCCATATTCTACTCCTATCCAACATATATTTTTAATGGAACCTTGCCTAGTATTTCACTCATTTGTGTTGCTTCTGCATTCTGACGTGTTAACATGGCTTCTTTTGTTAATTTATCTAAAAATTCTTTAAGTTGCGTTATTAATGCTTCTTTTTCTGATTGTCCTTGTGATACTAATTCAGATCCGTTAAGTGTTACTTCGGAATTTGGAATCGGTATTGATGAATATTTACCACGTACATACCCTAACATTTCTTTTACTAATGCCAAAGCATATTTAAATATCCAAGAACGGGCCATATCATTAATACTGCCGTACTGTTGATATGTATATGGTATATTAGATGCGTCACTTACAACTCCTTTTAAAAGTACTGTATTACCAAATAAAATAGCTTGTTTGCTTTTTTCTTCTTCAAACAAATAATCAATCCAAACTTTGTTGTAATAAATTGCAGATGCTGAAGAACCAGATGGGGTTGATGGTATTGGCCAAAATGATATATTATCGCCATGAAGTTCAAACGTATAATGAGACTTTCTAACCATATCATTAAACTCGATACTTTGTAAACGCATCAAATCTGCGTGTATTGGCATCATCATGAAACTAACCGAAGGAGAAAATCCTCCAAAGTCAAATGCATCTAATAATTGTTGAGAACCTAATCCTGTTCCTACAAATGGATCGAAATATCTTACAATTGCGGGAGGAACATTATGTAATACTCTGCGTATTTCTATAGAGCTTGTATTAGATAAAGCTATTCCATTTTGTGCTAATGATGCAGACACCGCTTGTCGTATGCTATATGTTTGTACACCCGGAATAACATTTATTACAGCTTTTCTCCAAATTACATCACCCCCACTATCTGCTTCCGTACCGTATGCTTTTGATAGTTTTGTAATGTATCCTAAAGATTGACCTACGTTAGCACCAGTTAAAGTACCTCCAGTTAAATAACTAGAACCGGTTTGTACTCCTAATGTATTAATCAAGTTGTTAACAATATTAATTTGATTAACTTGATTTGAATATTCAATAGTTGCAGCTTCTAATGCCGTATAAAAATTTATATCCAACAATTCAACATCCATTATAGGATAACCTAAATGTTGTGCTGCGTATTTAGCAAATTTATCTGCATGAAGTTGAAACAGCGTATCAGTATCAAAGAAACCAAAAGGTGTTGAACCTGTTGTAAATGAAGACGATCCGGGCCAAATTGGTTTTGATACACTGTAATCCACTTTCCTATTCCTTTATATATAAATATCAGTATTTTTCATTTAGTAGATTTAAAATTTCTTCTAATGCTTCATGTCGATGATTATCTGTTAAAATAATTTCATTGACCCATTTTGAAGGTTTTAATTTAGGTACTTCGTGCACTGCCGAATCATTATTAAATTTTAAATCTATTTGATATCGGTCTCCCGTTAATATCATAAGACTATCTTTTCCTAATCGAGTCAATACCATTTGTAATTGTTGTTTAGTAAGATTTTGAAATTCATCTACAATACATACGGCATTATCAAAAGTACGTCCTCGGAAGTGTGCTAATGATACTAATTCAATGTTTTCTTCTTTTTCTAATTTATCTAATAATTCTGGTTTATTATAAACCTTACGCATATTGCTTCGAAGCGGGACTAACCATGGATCCATTTTCTCTGCCAATGAACCGGGAAGAAATCCGTTGTCTTCATTTGATACGGTGGGACGAGTTATAATAATTTTATTTATTCTACGTTTAAAAAACATATCCAATGCAATTTGAACTGCTAACAATGTTTTACCAGAACCAGCTTTTCCTAGAATAAAATTGAATGGAGTTTGTAATATTAATTCTTTTGCTCGTTTTTGTTCTTCTGATAATGCTATTGTAAATTTAATGTCATTTTTCGGTGGAGTTTTTTCTTTGTTAGTTGTAGCCATAATAACCTTTTTGTAACGTTTATTAAAATAATTTTGTAAGCGTAGTTTCTCTTAATGTCATGTCTTTAAGTGTTTCAATTTTACCTAAACACGCTTGTCGTATTGATTTAAATGTATCGCGAGGAGCGTGAGGAGTCATAACTTTAATAGTTATTAATTCTTTATCCGGACCTAGATCTTGTTCAATATGCACCATTAATACTAAACTTATTGCACGAATTCTGTCTAATACATCTATCAAGCGTCCTTCATATCGAATTATAACTTGCATAGAATATTTGTTGTGTGGTACTGCCATATTATTTCTTTTATATAAATATCGAACAGTAAAAAAGGGATAGCCGGAGCCACCCCTTTTTCTTAATTCTTTAAATCGTTAAACGGTTAATGAATAATCAATTAACTATTAAAGAGTGTTTAATCCGTGAACGTATACTTTTCCGTAGAATTCTGGACGAACTACTTTCTTCGCGTAACGTGTCATAACACCTTTACGTGGAGTGAAGTTAACTGGATCGTATACAAGCGGAGTCATAATTAATGGAATATATGGACTAAATACAGCACCTGTTTCAAGGAACTGAGTACCACGGAATCCCATAAGGATTACATTCTCTAACATGTATGGATTTTTGTAAACTGTATATCTGTTATTGATTGCACCAATTTTTTGAACACCAGCTGCAAATTCCATTTTAGTTCCATCTGTATCAGCAGCAAATCCTGGGATAGACTCAAGGATAGTTGCAACTGCAGGAGATGTTACAAGGAAGTTAGCACCACCTCTCAAAGTTTTTTGGTGAATCTTGTTACTTACTTTTTGAAGTTTAGTACCAAGTGTTTGGAACCATCCTCCTTGAGTATTGTAGAATCCATCACCTAAACCAGATGTTGATACAGAACCAGCTGCTACTTGTTCAAATGCAGTACCATTCCAAATTGTGTTATTTCTTGCTGACCAATATTCAGTTGTTGGCGCTGCTGAAATTAACATATCAAGGATTTCTAAATCGATTTCCATTGATACGTACTCAGAAAGCATTGAAGTCAATTCAGCTTCAGCATCAATTGAGTGGTAAGCGTTAAGATCTTGCGCAAATTCAGGAGTCCAAACAGCTTTCAACTTACGAGTCTTAGCAACGATTGGCTCTGATTGCATTTCAAGATTAATTTCTGGGATATCAATATCAACTCCAGAATTAATACCACCACTGTTATAAGCAGTTCCTTTGAACGGATTGGTATCTTCAAAATCACCTCTTGTAATATCTGTAGGTTGCTTGCTATAGTTAGCTTTGAATGTACCCGCAATGATTGATGCATTAATAGTAGCTAACAAAGATCCAGTAAATACAAACGATCCAGTATATGTAGAAGTAATTGTTGAAAATGCTTGAACTGGTTTAACTTCAGTTGCACCTGCGTTAAACGTAAATGAACGTACTGCATACAAATCTGCATTAGTTGGTAAATTTGCAGTTAACATTACAAATTGAGTTGAACCAGAATATGCAGAATCTCCATTAACTTGAGCTGCAGTTGGAGTTGAACCAGTTGTAGCAGCTACTATAGACGATGTCTCATTGATTGAATATCCGAAACGACCTGCACCGTAAAGACCACCTGATGGATCACCAGTTGTAGTAGTAACACCAAACATAGAGTCATCTGCATTTGGAGAACTAAATGGATCACCTGTTCTGTTTAAGTTATCATTATCAAATCCTGGTTGAGCTGTACCATATTTGAAATCTAAATAGAAAATAAGTCCTGATGGCAAATTCATTGGCTGTACAGAAACGAATTCTTTAGCTGCAAATTCAGCAAAAATTCTTCTTACCAATGGAAGTGCTACACCTGCCCATTCTTCAGATCCAGCTGCTACACCAGTAGCTGAAGCTTCTTTTACTAATTGACGTGCTTGGTTTTCAAGCAACTGAGACATACCCGCTTTTTCGGTTTCGCCTTTAAGACCTTCTAATAGTCCGGTTCTTTCCCACTTCGAAGTCAATGCTTTAGCAGCATTTCTTTGAACGAAGTCGTTTGTTTGTAATAAATTTGAAATACTCATCGTTTTTTCCTTTGTTTTTTTTTAATGTTATAGCAATCCTGCTAATTTTTTCCATCTTTCAGCCATTTCGAAACCTTCTGACAAAACTTGTGTTGAAATTGTTCTTGGGCTAGGAGCCGTTGTTGCAACTGGTTTAGATGCATAAGACTCTTTAACAACACGTTTCTTTGTAGTTGGTTTTTTGAAAGATTCGGCTAATGTTGTAAATACTAATTTTACTTCTCTTGTATTACCTGCTCTGTCAAAATTTTCAATTACTTTCATTTTTTGATTTTCAGACAATTCAAAATTGCGGAACAATTTGTTTGTGTAAAGAAGTTTTGCGTTAAGAAGATTAACTTCGTTGATGATGCTTGTCAATTTTTTAACGGTGCGGTAAGCTTCTCGAAGTTCTTCTTCTTTTTCTTCCATTTCCATTTTTAAATCTTCAACTTCGCCATCAGTTCCCGCAGGCACATCGCCTTCGATATCCATATCTTCTTCACGTAGAATTGCTTCGATGATAGAATCAATATCTTCTTCCATCATGTCTTCTTCGTGTCCGTACATGTCGCCTTCTGGCATCATCATATCGTCTTCTTCTTGCATTGCAGCGTTATCTAAATCGCCTTCTAATTCACGAATGATTGATTCTAAATCCAATTCTTCTGCTCCCGCTTCGTCATATTCCGCGTCTGGATTTGCTGGCATTTCTTCTCCGGCTGCTGGCATTTCTTCTTCTTCGGCACCGCCTACCATACCTGTTAAGTCATACTCACCGTCATCATCGAAATCTAATCCAACGTTAACTGAATCTGGAAAATCTCCCATTGCTTCGTCACCCATTTCTTCTGCTCCAGCTTCCGGTGATACTGGTTCTGCCATTGCATCCATTTCTTCTTCGTCTTCAAGTTGTTCGCTTAAGCTTGTAGCTAATACGCGTTGAATACGAGGAGCGAAAGCTTCTTGCAAGGCAATTTTTGCGTTTGCTAATGCAGTTTCTCTAACTGTATTTGCGTCAGCAATTGCTTGTTTTAGCAAATCTGATTTTGCCATACTGTTTTCTCCTAAAATTTTTTTTTTGTTTGGAAGTAAGATTATTTGAAATCTTAATAGATAGTTTTAATTACATAGACGCTATATGAAAGAAAAAATAGCGTATTCTTTAATATATATGTACCTGTATGAAAAACCAGTAAAAAAGCCCCAACTTTTTTGTTGAGGCTTAAATTAATTGTATTTTTTAAAAGATTTATTTAAAATTAGAATCTTTTATTTGTTGAATGTAATAAGCACGTTGTCTTTGTTTTCTGTTAGTAACACTTGGCTTTTCAAATTCTTTGTTGTTTTTTGTGTGTTCTAAAACTCCGGATTGTTTAATTTTTCTTTTCCAAGTTTTAAGTGCGTAAGCTAAATCTTCTCTTGCGGTTCCTACTACATTTACTGCCGAAGCATTTCCTGGAACAATCATTTGATGTTGTTTTTGTTTTTTACTCATACATTATTAATTTATATTTCGGGTCTTGTTTTTGCAACTGGTTGTTCATTTCGGACTTTGAATCTAAAATGTTTAATTTCTGGTTTTTGTGATATGTAACCTTGTATGCGTTGTGATTCTCGTGCAGGATCTTGACCTAGTCTAAAATAAAAATATCCTACTTTGCCAGACGCAGATTTAGTTTGTTTGATAATAGTAAATCCTTTTTTAGTTGCCCATTCTGATATTTCTTGTGCAACCGATTTAGCTTCTGCAGGATCTCTTAGTACGTATTCAACTCCGCCGCGATAATCAATGATGCGATTTAAAAGTTGTGCTTCATCTAATTCTTCTTCACCTAACGATTGTTTTAGTTGTTTTGCAGCTGCTGCCATTTTTTGCATATTCGAAACGTCGGTATCTGATACATGAAACATCGATTGTGATTTTTCATTTTGTTCTCGTAATCCGAAAAAATCTCGATACAATTTTTTTATTTTATTCATTATTATACCTTAAATATAATTAAATTTTGTATGATATCCAAATTAATCTACGTCGTAATATTTTTTCAATCCTTCTGCAATATCTTCATATGCAGCTGCCAATCTACGTTCATGTATCATGATTTCATTTGCAGACTTTTGAAGATCAGTTAGACTAGAACTTAAATTTTTCATATGACGATTTGCACTAACTTTTTCTACTACGTCGTCATCTGATTCGGATATCATTCTAGTTGCAGTTTCAACCATTTTGGTAATTCTTTCAACCATTTCTTGCAATTTTTCTCGACCATACATAACTTCGCCCATTTGCGAATATGTTTTTAAAGACTCTGCAAAATATTTTTTATCTTCATATGTTAACGGAGCTGGTTGATCTCCATATACAGTTTGTTTTTCATTCTCATTTAGCAATGAAATAATTCGATTCAAGTTTTTTGGTGTGAACATATTATATCCTACATTTTCCGTCTTCGCAAAGTATTGATGTTATGATGTCATGTACTCTTGCGTATTTATCTGTTTTTATATTTGTTTTGTTTACCGATTCGTGCATGTGCGTAGGACGCATAAAGGCGCCGTGTGTTGAAGGATTGGATACGAAGTCCCAACATATCAATTCAAAATCTTCTTGTACTTCTACTGCACTCTCATTGCGTAATTCTTTAACAGAACCTAAACCTCGCGAAGAAATACCTAATGTAATTCCTGCACGAAATAATTCTTTAAGAATCTTTCCAGATGGAGTATCTAATACTTGTACTGCTCCGTGTAAATCATCCCCGTTCCACCATATTTTTAAAACATTGTGCGACACGTTGTTCAAGTTAACTATGGAAGATTCTGGATGATCCAATTCTCCTAATGCTCTATGTTGATCAATGTATTCTTTTTGATAGCGTTGACATTCTCGTTGTAAAATATTTCTAGGATATATTCTTCCGTTTTGGTTTTTAGCCCCTGCTCTTTGTAAAACTCCTTGCACAACAAAACCACCCGGTATCCCATATGCAGCACCATTTGATTCCGTTAAAGAACCAACTGGCCTAAATGGCATATATTCTACTATAAGTTGTTTTGACATATTATTCCCCTAATGATCTTATTCTTTCTGATATTTTGATTAATCTGTTTGATATTTCCGTTAATGCTTTCGTTGTGCTTGGTCCATATGCAGACGACGTAACTCCAGATTCGCTTTTATATTTAGTACTATAATTTACTATTGTTTCTATTTCTCGAAGTTTTTTTGCAATTTCTCGTATGCTTTCTTTAACTTTAATAGATGGTTTAACGTCTCCGGATTTAAAATCGCGATATCCTTCTATAAGTTGCTCGTATTTTGTTTCTATAACATCTTCTACTTTAAGTTTATGGGTATTTCCTACTTTTAAAGTACGATGTTTTTTAGTAACAGTTCCTGGACTACTAGATAAATCTACAGATGGATATTTGTAATTTTTATGTTGCCAATCTGCGTCATCTAATGAAAATGGAAATTTATCTACGTATTCTTCTTCTTCCGATTCCGGATGTTGATATTGTTCTTCATCGTAACGAAACGTTGGAGGGGTATTTACAGATTCATATTTAGCTTTTTTACCTTGCCATTTTCCTGGTTTAGCAAATGCAGCTGGCGTATTATAACCAGCAATAGCACCTGTTACATTTTGTTCTTCAAGATCATCGTCGTCATCCATTGCGTTTTTTATAGCACGATCTTTAGAACCTTTATATTCCGTTTCGGGAGATTCTAATTCGCCATCGCCATCATAATCGCGATCAGATAAATCGGATTCTAGTTCTATGAACTTTTGTTCTATTTCTTTAAGAAACGATCTCATCGAATTTCCTTGAGTTCTTTAATTAAATCAAAATAACGTAGTAAAGATAATATATGAGATTCTTTGATAGTTTTCAAATTTTCTACATTGCAAAGCATTTCTGATAACTTTTGTACTT